CTGTACCGCCGGCCATGGGCGACGAGGCCAGGTGCGCGGGATGTTATAGATAACGATTAACTGGAAATTAGCTATCTGTGCTCATAAGGGTGATGGCAGCGGCCCGCTAATTACTTCCGCTTCGCCATTGTCGCAAATGTCATCACCCTGCGTCAGATGCCAGACACCAGTTATGGTTTGTCCTGTTTCAAGGTCTTCGGTTTCGCTGTGGGTGTAGTAGGCAACCTGAACCCTGCCGTTGTGCTGTATCCAGTAAAAACCTTCTTCCATATCCCCTCCTTTAGAGTGAGAGGAAATTATAAAGGGGCTGGGGAATGGTGGATTTAGAAATTCTTAAATCGCTATAAAGCAAAAGCCCCACGGTGTTAACCGCAGGGCTTGAAACGAAGGCGGTAACCCATCGTTGGGATGAAATTAACACAGATTCGGGAAAAGTAAATAGCTCACGGTTGAAACGTAAGCTATTTTCGTGAGCGTTATCGTGTTATCTGCTTGAGCTGCGCTTCTGCCCAGGCTTCTTCGATATCAAACTTCGTGATTAGCTGGTCGTAAAACGGCTTAACCGACTTCTTCCACGTATCCAGGCTGATCGCATCCGTAATCTGGCAAACAGCTGCATAAGCCTCAGTTGAAGGGATCCGCTCATACCCACGACCATTGCAGCGCTTACAGGCAGCCAGCACTGGCACGCCCTGCTCCTCTGTCAGTTCCTGATTTACTGCCACCCCCCTCCCATGGCAATCACTACAGGCGCAGCTTACAACTTTCTTCCCTTTGCAGGTCGTGCATAGTACACGCGCCACTTCCTTCACCTGACGCCGGTTCTGATGCTGCGAGGGGATAACCTTCAGGCCCCATTTCTTGGATTTTTGTATGATGTCCTTTGCGCAGCCAGACATGCTGGTTTTCATAGTGAACACGTCAGCCTCGATAAACCCCTGCCCCGCGCAGCAATCGCACGGTTTCACGCTGGCAGCACTGCGGGAGTAGTCCTCAAACGCGAACGTGGCCAGCTGGTGCATTACCAGCGGCTTAACCCCGTCGTTCAGCTTGCGCAGCGCAGCAACTTTATCGCATTTGGTCAGCGCGTATTCGGCCAGAAGCGCGATCGCCCTCTCCCGGTCGTTATGGCTGATCCCCATCTTCCCGAGGAAAGCACTGTACCCCATGGCGGCGCGTTCCTGCGTCATGCCCATGGCTGCCATGATATCCGTACCGGTCAGGGAATCTGATGCGGTGGCGCGCGGGGAGTCGCTGATCATCGTGGACTTTGCGAAGTGGTATTTCACGGTGTTTTCGAGGTTCATGCTGCGGCTCCTGCCATCTGGTAGATGCGAATAAAGTTACGAAGAATGCGATAGTCCACCAGCACCGTACCCGGGCGGCGATAAATGCGGAGGCGCAGCCAGCGCATGCGAAGCGATTCGATCAGTTCTGGTTTCATGCTGCTACCTGTTTTTTCAGCGTGCGTAAATCTGCGAGGGCGGTAAGCCTGATTTCTTCCAGTTCTTCAACCGTCCAGCGATGCGGGGTGTTGTTGCTCTCTAGTGCCAGAACAAGCTCTTCTCCATAGCGTTCCACAAGTGCGGCGCGATAGGCTTCAATGTTCCCTGATTTGTAGACGTTGCAAACGTCACACTGGAGATGGATGTTGATACGAGTAAAACGTAAGTGCCCGGCTGCAGCAGTTGTCCGGTAATGGCCAGCATGCCAGGCAAATGCTGTTTTAGTTCCGCATGATATGCACCCCTTACCTTCTGCCAGTTCGTTTTCCCTGCAAATGTCGTTAACGGCGCGCTGCGTCAGATCCACCCAGTGCTTAAGAGGTTTTACCGCGGCTTTCCTCTTGCGCCAGGCAGCGTTTTCTTTTTTCTCGATGGCACGCTGTTGGGCCAACTCTTTACGTTGAGACGCCTCACGAGCTTTTTTGGTCTGTTCTTTTCCGACGGCAGTAGCGCATTCGTAGCAGCAGACTACCTGGCCGTCGCGAGCCGGGTGGAACCATTCACGGCAGATCTGGTTTGCGCACTTACGGCGGGGTTTCTTAGCCATGATTACCCCCAGACCTTTTGGCGGAAGGTCCTCGGCGTACGTTCTTGCCGCCGGGCTTCAGGTAGCCGGACGCTGACGGTCCAGGTAATGTAATCGGGGTTCAGGCTGCGCTCGACCTTCACGCCGCGCGCACGGTATGTTGCCATTAGTTCTTCGGCCTGCGCCGTTGTGCATTCGGTATGTTGGAACCATGAGGATTTCATCGCCATCACCCCGCAAAGCTCATCAGCTGCGTGGCGGCGTTATCAGCCTCGCTACGGCTCTTGAATGATTTGGACAGGATCCAGCGCCACAAAACATCGAGTGCAGCCCGGTAGAGCTGCTGAAACTCGATATCGTCCATGTTGGCGAAGGCTATGCTGCGTGGATGCTTGCGAAGGGTGCCATCAGGCAGCTGGATAGCGTCGTAATGCCCGGATTCGATGGTTACCCAGGCGCGATACGCGTCGAAGGACTTGCAGGCGCTGATGCTGCCAGTGCGCTTGTCGGCGATGCGTTCAAGATACTGTTCAGCAGCATCCAGCAGCGCGCCTTCGTTCCCGCCGTATGAAGCTAGGTATCTCGCATAGCCGGTCACTAGCTTGCGTTCGTTGGAGGAGATGGCCCCACCAGTTGGCTCCCAGTATTCGAAGCCGAGATTCAACAGAGCGTAGAAGCGGCGGTGGAAAGCTGGGTTACGGACCTGTTTGAAGTCGGCCACCAGCACGGCACCGAGCTTGATTTTTGATTGCAGTAATTCGCTGGTCTCCGGCGTGGCGGGGATCAGGATTCCTGAGGACTGCTTGATGAGTTGTAACTGCGCCATGGTCTTCTCCGTGGCGCATCAGGTCAACGGGTGTTCAGTCCGTTGATATCATAATATCAGAGGGTTCAGCGAGGCGGTAGCCAAGGCGGCGAAGAAATCGCGTCCCGGTCGACAGATTGAAAATCCCTTCGTCCTCCAGCAGCGGGCGGTAGGAAACCATCCCATTTCTGGTATAGACCAGGTACCGACGCTCAAGCGACATGGAGCCCACAACCGTCCCGTCCGAGCGTCTGACAATGTCATACCAATCGGTTTGTTCCTTGCTATCACTCACAAAACCCCCTTCTTTCTCACAGATAAACCAGAAATTTATTCATTTGCAAATACCCACTGGCATTGCTCTTTAGGCACGATAGCAAAGTCGATCTGTTTGTTAAGGGCTTAAAAATAAATAAATTCCGTGAGTCGTTTTATCTTTCCATTCCACATAATTTAGCATAGAAACACTGTATGCATTTACAGTATAATTTCGATTCCCCAAGTATGCACAAAAAGCATCGGTAGATGCAACATCATTTATCCGTTTGATTTGGATAAATATTATCGCTACCTGAGCGCAAACATTGATTGTTATTTTTAACAGATACTGAAGAAGACGACGGTAGGGATAACCACTTGATTACAAAACCCTCAACCCTGCCAAATGCAGAGCAGGCCTGCGCCTGAGGGTATATTGCCGCGATAACACACTTTGTCAGGTTGGTAATTAGTTGCCGCGCTGTGGCTATTATCTAATCGATTTAATAGAGCAATATCATTGCATCGATCGGTAATATCGATCATGCGATTGCGGGGCGGCTCTTCAGCGACCAGCAGCCGATATAGAGGCCTCTGAAGAGGCCCTGACCGGGTCGATATGGGAATCCCCATATCGCTTGTATGGTAGGTTATGCGGCCTGCTCCCGCTGTTCGCACATCTCCGGCGGTTTGCCCCCCCATCAGCGCCTGAGCGAACGGCTGTGGCACAGCATTGCCGCAGCGGAGAACCAGCTTATATTTCGCGAGCTTTACCTCATCTCTGTGCCAGTAGCGGGCGTTGCTAAATCCGCATCGCATTAATTAGAGGTGGCAGGTCAGGCTCATATTGTTGATATTCGGAGGTTAGCGCAAAGAAGCCGATACGACTTTGTGCTCAACTGCCCTCCGACTCATCATGTTATAACTACGACATTCTCTCGGCATTACAAAAATTATGCGTTCTGCTGCGCTGCAATCTGCAACGCCGCGCGAACTTCTTCATAAACGGGTACAGCAACACCCGGCGTATCCAGCGTCGCGATAACGACATAAGGCACCTGAAGTTTCTTGATACCTGCACGGCCATAACAGTTGATGCGGATGGCAAGCTGATCACCTCTGGTAAACGCCGATGCACGATTTCCTCTGCGAACCTCATGATAAACCGTGCCATTTTTGAGATGAGAGGGATAGTTATCGAACTCATCTAAATCGATAGCTCCAAAAGCAGGACTAGCCCACAACTGAGCACCACGGTAGTCTTTATGACCATAATTTACTGGTGAGAACCAAGCCACCGTCACAATGAGTCGACGGTTGACGGTCCTCGCAGCCAGACGCGGGGGAAGGGGAAGGAAGAAATCCTGTGCCTTTTCACCTTCGATGACGTTGGTGTACAGCAGAGTAGCTTGGTTGTCATGGCAGAAATGAATACGGCGTTCATTCACCCGGCCAAAACCCAAATACTGGTTAAGGTCGGACTTGAATGTCCGACTGCCGTTTACGTCAAGATGGCGGCTGATAAGCTGCCTTGACAACACATTATGTTCAGCGCCATGGATCATCATGGCCTTAAGTATCAAAGCATCTGGGGCTTTAGAGAGTGCCTCCCCATAGCCAAGTTCTTTCATTTCCTGAAGAGTTTCATGAAGCATGGCAAGCCTGCGGGTTGCCAGCGCTGCCGCATTACTTGTCCCCGATGAAAATCCATACTGATTAATCGCCCCTCCAATTCCTGGCATGGCGGACTTAAGCCCAGGTCCAAAGCGGGGCGTTTGGGAGATAACCAGTCTTACAGGATCACGGGCCGTAATGGTTTTATTTATATAGGTCTGCCTGCCGCCAGGCATATGAATTTCGGGTTTGACCGATTTTCGCCTGCCGAGCGCAACTGGATTGATAGGGGAGAACATTCCCTGTGTTCTAAAAATATCGATCTGATTTGCCGGGATTACACCGGCATAGCCGTCGTGATGCGTTGCACCCACGGTAAGAGCGTTGATTGACTCCGCCGGTGATAGTAAACGTCGCAGCGGACGCTGTAATGCTATGGCTTTAAGGGCATGTTCTTCTAGCTCATCAGGCGTAAGTGCACTAAAGTCGTCCCCTGCAACATTATCCAGAACCAACTGCATTCCAGAATTACCTGCACTAACGACAAAAAGCACCTGAAACTCGACAGAAAGCCAGTCCAGCATTCGTGCCCACGGACTCATATGCGCGTCAAACATTCTGCTTGGATCGCCCACGGACAGGTTAATGACCGACACATCTGGCGCGGTAGGAGGCTGGCCGTTTTCCCCTCTTTTCATTCTGACTACGGCTCGGTGAATCAGATCAGCTGGAAGATAGTGAGTCGGTATCTGCTCCCTAACGCTCCCGTTGAATCCTGTGCTACCAGGTGCCATGATGGGCCTGACATGAATTCGGCGTCGTAGCGGAGGCTCTTCGGGATCGGACAAATCACCATGTACAATCAATGAAGCCATTGAAGTCCCATGGCTCTGGTGGGAAGGTAAATCATAAAGTGTTTCAAAGTCATCAGGGTCATCAATTTCGAGTCTACCACTCAGCGCCTGATGATTCTCAAGCGGGAGTCCATCAAGTAAAGCAATCACTGGGCTGGCATAAGGATCAGGCATTGACTG